ATAAATACTTTAAGGAAACGCAAACGATTCTCCAAGTGGTTTAAAGCTGAAGAATCTGCGGATATCGATGTGATCAAAACATATTATGGCTATAGTAATGAAAAGGCTCGCCAAGTTTTGAAAATATTATCTAATGAACAAGTGAATGAACTATCAAAAAGGGTGTGTCAAGGTGGAACAAGAAAACGAAAACGTAATAATTGAATGGACTCCGGCATGTATGCTAGAAGTCTCTATTAGAGCCCCAGACGATTTCTTAAAGGTAAGAGAAACCCTTACCCGCATGGGCGTGGCTTCCAAACAAGAAAACAAGCTGTTTCAATCGTGTCATATACTCCATAAGCAAGGTCATTATTTCATAGTTCATTTTAAAGAGTTATTCTTGCTTGATGGCAAACCTTCCAACCTGTTTGAAAATGACATTCAAAGAAGAAATAGTATAACCACATTATTATCTGACTGGGGATTGGTCACTATATTAAACGAAGACCAGGCCGTGGATGTTGCCCCTTTAAGACAAATCAAGATTATTGCCCACAAAGATAAGTACAAGTGGGAACTAATACCAAAATACAATATCGGCATAATTCGATAAATAACGTTTGACAAATGAAACTAGATGTGATATAATAGTCACACTTTACAACAACTGAGATATATTATGAGTAACGAAATAACCCTAATCCGATTAACTTCAGGCGAAGAACTTCTTGCCGAAATGACCGACCCGCAATTTAACATAATGGCGGGCAATGATACATTAATTGATATAGCTATCATCATCCCAACCGAAGCAGGCATTGCATTGACTCGTTTTATGCCATACGCAGATACGAGCAATGGACTAGATATTCCTTTTAGTTCGATCTTGTTTACGACTTCCCCTACAGCAGAACTGCTTGAAAAGTACAGAACTATCTTTCCGTCTAATCAGGGCATCATTCAACCCGAATCTAAAATTATATATTAAACATTGACAAACGACCCTTATTATGATATAATGGGTCTACCTACTTAATTATGGAATTCTATGAGATACTACACCAACGTAGCCCGATATGGCAATTCTCTGCTGTATCGTGGCTATAAGGATGGTCACCGCGACCAGAAGCGCGTAAAATTCAAACCGACCCTATATGTTCCTGACAGTGCAGGAACTCAAAAATCACTTCACGGCGTCGATGTATCATCGATTAAATTCGACACGATGCGAGAAGCAAAGGAGTTTATTACTCAGTATCAAGACGTACCCAACTTCAAAGTGTATGGTAATCAAAACTATCTCGTTCAATACATTCAAGAGCAATACCCAGGCAAGATACCGTTTAATCGAGACGAGATAAATGTCGCTTCAATCGATATAGAAACAGAATATGACAATGGTTGGTCTGCTCCGGCTGATGCTGCAAATAGAATCTTATCTATTGCATTATGGCAAAAAGATCGATACTATGTGTGGGGTTTGAAACCTTATAGCAATAATCGAACAGACGTAGAATATCATCAATGTTCAGACGAAGCAAACATGCTTATGAGATTCGTCAACCATTGGGCATCTCCTATCAATACACCCGATGTTATTACTGGATGGAATACCCGATTTTTCGATATTCCATATTTGGTTAATAGAATCTCTCGTAAGTTAGGGGAAGAATTCGCAAAGAAACTTTCTCCTTGGGGTCTTATATCTCCTAGGGATATCAATATCTTCGGCAAGAAGCAACAAACATGGGAAATCACTGGCGTGGCTTCGTTGGACTATCTTGAATTGTTCAAGAAGTTTACCCTGAATACTCTTGGTGCTCAGGAATCTTATAAACTAGATCATATCGCGTCGGTTGTTCTTGGTGATCGTAAGATATCGTATGAAGAATATAAAGGTCTTCACGGTCTGTATAAAGAGAACTTCCAGATGTTCATTGATTATAATATAAAGGACGTGGAGCTCGTTAATCGTATAGAAGACAAGTTGGGTCTGATCACCCTTGCAATGACCATGGCATATCGTGGTGGAGTGAACTATCAAGATACGATGGGCACTACAGCAATATGGGATGCTATCATATATCGAACGCTAGATGATAATGATATTGTACTTCAACCGAATGTAGCACAAGAAAAGGTGCCGTTCGTTGGCGGTTATGTTAAACCGGTTCAAGTTGGATTGCATAAATGGATTGTGTCATTCGACCTGGCTTCACTATACCCACACATCATTATGCAGTCAAATATGTCTCCCGAGACGATTGTAGATACAATTACAGACGATTGCGATGTTGAACGATTTCTCGATGAGAAACAACCTACTAATGTACATCCCAACACGGCTATGGCGGTTAACGGAACACATTATACAAAGGACAAGCGAGGTATCATCCCTGCAATCATCGATGAATTCTACGCTCAACGAAAGTTAATAAAACAAGAGATGTTATACAATCAGCAACAGTTACAGGATGTAGATAAAACAAACAAGGTTGCCATCATCAAACTAGAGAAAACTATATCTTTGTTGGATAACCAACAGATGGGTATCAAGATTCTTATGAACAGTTTATATGGCGCTATGGGTAACAGACATTTTCGCCATTATGATATTCGTATTGCGGAAGCGATCACATTGTCTGGACAACTCGCGGTTCGATGGGCAGACAAAGCATTCAACGAGTTCATGAATCGAATAGTAGGCACCTTAGAAGTGGATTATGTTGTTGCGGCTGACACAGATTCCAATTATCTAAATTTCGGGCCGTTGGTTGATAAACTTGGATTTGGAGACGACAAACTTAAGACTGTTGAATTGCTTGACAAGATATGCAAAGAACAATTTGAACCCATGATTGATAAATCATATAAACGAATGGCTGTAAACGCAGATGCTTATGAAAATCGTATGGTGATGGAACGTGAAGTTATTGCCGACATTGGTATCTGGACGGCCAAGAAACGATATATCTTAAATGTTCATAACAGTGAGGGTGTTCAGTACGCAGAACCCAAAATGAAAATCATGGGTATCGAGGCAATCAAGTCAAGCACGCCCGCTGTTTGTAGAGAAGCATTAAAATCTATGTTCAAGGTTATCATATCTGGTTCAGAAGATAAAACCCAGAAAGCAATTGCAATCTTCAAGGCCCACTTCTTTACTTTATCTATTGAAGATATATCATTTCCTCGCGGTTTGAGTGATATAGGCAAGTTTCAAGATAATATCAACATATACAGCAAAGGATGTCCCATTCATGTTCGAGGTGCTTTGTTGTATAATCACCACGTTAATGATCGGGGATTGAAAGAATATGATCTAGCCAAGAACGGCGAAAAGATCAAGTTCTGTTATCTTAAAATACCAAATCCTATCAGAGAAAATGTGATATCATATCCCGACTATCTACCACCCGAACTTCAATTGAATCGTCACATAGATTACAAGACACAGTTCGAGAAGTCATTTACCAACGCTATTTTGCCGATATTAACGGCTATAGGTTGGGAAATCGAACCAACCACCAGTTTAGAGTCATTTATGTAATTAGTTGTTGACAAACGGCGCTAATTAGTGTATAATACATGTATAAACTAAATTAAGAGATAATTATGAGCAATTTTGAACAAGTAGGACTATTTATGACCACTTTCGGTCAACCGATACGATCTACACCCACATTTCCAGCAAAGGAAGAAGCATTACTCCGTATTGAACTGATACGGGAGGAACTGATGGAATTAGAAGTAGCTGTGATTGAGAATAATATGGTGGAGATCGCAGATGCCCTGACTGACATTCTATATGTCACATATGGCGCTGGCTATACATATGGTATTGATCTTGACGTATGTTTTAACGAAGTGCAGAGATCAAACATGTCTAAGTTAGATGAGAATGGTAAACCTATCTATCGGAATGACGGCAAGATTTTGAAAGGAGTTCACTATTCCGAACCAGATCTTGTATCGGTTATCCCTAATCTTGAGGCTGCCAAATAATGCAACCAAAATATCCCGTATACATCATATCGAAAGGTCGATGGGAGTCTCGACAGACGAGCATAGCCCTTGAATTGATGAAAGTTCCTTATAGAATTGTCATTGAATCTCAGGAGTACAAGGAGTATGCCGCGGTCATTGACCCTGCAAAGATACTTGTATTACCATTCAGCAATCTTGGTCAAGGCGGCATTCCTGCTCGTAATTGGGTTTGGGAACACAGCATATCAGAAGGACATGAACGTCATTGGATTCTCGACGACAATATCAAGTGCTTCTATCGTTTTAATGATAACAAACGAGTACGAGTCACGTCTGGTACTACCTTTCGTGCAGCAGAAGATTTTACAGATCGATATGAAAACGTCAAGATTTCGGGTATGCAATATTTCTACTTCATACCAAAGCGATCAACTACTCGTCCAGCATATCTTGCCAACACTCGCGTTTATTCCTGTCTGTTAATTGCTAACGATACCGCACATCGTTGGAGAGGCAGATATAATGAGGACACCGATCTAAGTCTACGAGTATTGAAAGATGGAGATTGTACCATATTGTTCAATGCTTTTCTTTGTGGCAAGACAGGAACGTTAAGTATGAAGGGTGGTAATACCGAAGAGATTTACGGCGCTGATAAAGATAACAGATATAAGTTCGCGAAGTCGCTTTATGATCAGCACCCAGATGTGGTCGAGATCGTAGAAAAATACGGCCGGTGGCACCACCATGTTGATTATCGACCATTCGAGAACAACAGATTGATCAAAAAAGCAGGACTAAATATTAAGAAGGGTGTCGATAATTACGGCATGGAATTAATCAGATTAAATGAGGAAGACAACAATGGCAGTTAAACGACCTATAGTAAACAGTTTATTTGTTAATACAGGACAAGAAGAGGAGCAGACTCCTTTAGACTGGGATGGAATGCCCGAATATGTTCATGCATCGGGTGGTAAACGAGACGAAGCTGGTGTGCATAGGGTAGTAAGAGTTCGCTTTAGATGTGAAGAAGATTATCAATTATTTGCAGAGAAGATGGAACAACCCATGACACACAAAACTA